CGTAGCTCTACCAAACAATAGGGTGCGGGTGACACATCCCGCTTGGTTTGAAACGGGAGAAGGCGCACCAGATTTTCGCCCTTCTCAGCACATTCACTACAGCAAGTCCGATCTGGACTACACGCTCGACGTGAATCAAGTGTTCGATAATCTTTATGCGGAGAAAGACGATGGTTAGAAGACGTAAGCCCATGACTATGACTCAAAAGAAGGACGCAGAACGTGTACAACGTGCGATAGCCGCGCAGATGGGTAGTGAATCTAAGGCACGTAGAGGTCGTGAACCTAGTAAGACGGCTGTGGGTGGCGCTGAGAACAAAGAACAGATACGACAGAATCGGATGAGGCGCGAGCGCGAAGCTAATATGGCTATGGTTAAAACTCCTAGTAAAGCCACTACCGCTGTCGCTAAAGCTAGGGCAATGGGTAGACAAGCAGCGGCTGATCCAAAAGCCACTCGTCCAGCTAAACCAGCTAAAATGCCATCCGCACCTAAAGCTCCTGCCGCAGATAAAATGAAAATCACGAAGGGCGCAACTGCACCTACACCAAGACCGAAAATTTCTCCTGAACCTCAAAAACCAGCGTTGACTAAAAAACCAACCGTGACTGGAATTGGGGGTAGGAATGTAAGTCGTGAAGGGCCGTCAGGCACACGAACACGCGCCAATGTTACGCGAGAGCAGCTAAAGAAAACTGGTTTGGGGTTGCGTGACTATCTTAATTTTATGGATAAGAAAAATAAACGACCTACTAAGGCTGATGCAGCAGAAGCTAGGGCGATAACAGCAGAATTTGAGGCAAAGAAAGCTAAGAAAACGCCCGAAAAAACTAAAGATACCCCCAGAGCAAACATGGCACTTGCTCGTAAGACAGGTACCGCACCTAAGAAAATGATGGGTGGCGGCATGATGAAGTCGAAAATGAAAGCTAAAGGCTACAAGGCTGGCGGTAAGATGCCAATGGTTAAAGACCCTAAGACTGGCAAGATGGTTCCTGAGTTCGCCGCTGATGGTAAAGGCAAGATGATGGCTGGCGGCAAGGTCAAGTCCAAGGGCTACGCCAAAGGCGGCATGATGAAGTCTAAAGGCTACGCTAAAGGCGGTGCCATGAAGTCTAAGATGGCTGCTAAGAAGCCTACTAAGCAAAAAGTTCGCGGTGCCGGTATCGCTCGTAAGGGTGTACGTCCAGCGAAGATGCGTTAGGAGTTAGGCATGGCTAAAGATAAAAAAAGCAAAGGGGCATTTAGTTTTATTGGAGAACTAAATGAAGCTCGCAAAGATGTCTTTGGTGCTGGATATGAGAAAGAAGGCGTTAGAGGTCTTATTCCCGGTATGTCAGAAGAAGATCTGACTATGGAAGAAATACTTGCATACCGAGAAAAACGCCTAGCTGAAGAGAAAAGGAAAAAAGCTGCTCAGAAGAAAAAGCGACAGCGTATAAAAGAAAACCCTAGTCTGTATAAGGGCTACAAAAAGGGTGGCAAAGTAAGAGGCGCTGGCATAGCTCGCAAGGGCGTACGTCCAGCGAAGATGCGATGAGACGTTACTATAAGTCAGGCGGTAAGGTGAAATCGGGCGGTAAGATCTGCCCGAAAGGTAAGGCGTGGGCCAAGCGCACGTTTGATACCTACCCGTCTGCTTATGCGAATATGGCGGCTTCTAAGTATTGCAAAGACCCTAACTACGCTAAGGGCAGCAAGAAGAAGAGTAAGTAATGGGACAGCTCAAACAATGGCGGGATCAGCAGTGGGTTCGTATTGGCACCGATGGCAAGATCAAGGGGCCATGCGGCACGTCGAAGAACAAAAAGAACCCAGATCGTTGCCTGCCCAAAGCTAAGGCACAGTCACTGAGCCAGTCTGAGCGTGCTACTACGGCACGTAAAAAGAAAAAAGCTGGCGCTAGAGGGCAACAAGTAGTAGCTAATACACCGAAAGCTAAGGTACGCACATCTCCAGCTTCTGCAAGGGGTAGGCGTATAGTTAGAAAAAACGAAGGTGGCCCGATACGCGCAAACCACAAAGGCTGTGGTGCAGTAATGAACAAGCGTAGGAAGAAGACGCTATACGTACAAGGTAGTAGGCCATGACAACATCTGGAACAACTGCATTTGATATGGACTTCACGGAGATCGCTGAAGAAGCGTGGGAACGTGCGGGCCGTGAAATGCGTTCTGGATACGACCTTCGCACCGCCAGACGCTCCATGAATCTAATGACTATTGAGTGGCAGAATCGTGGCATCAATATGTGGACGATTGACGAAGGCACTGTGACGATGGTTAAGGGCACGAGTCAGTACGATTTGCCCGCCGACACCATAGACCTGCTAGAACAAGTTATACGCACTGGCAGCGGGAACACCACCACACAGTCTGACCTGACTATAAGCCGGATAAGCGTCAGCACATACGCATCTATACCTAACAAGTTAACAGAAGGTAGGCCGATTCAGGTTTACGTAGAACGTCTTAGAGATAACCCCAAGATCAACGTGTGGCCTGTGCCGGACAAAGATAACGAATACATATTCAAGTACTACCGTATGCGGCGTATACAGGACGCTGGTAGTGGCGCAGAAACAGCCGATATGAATTTTAGGTTTTTCCCGTGTCTGGTTGCCGGTTTGGCGTACCACATAGCGATGAAAGAACCAGAGCTTATGGCACGACTGCCTATGCTCAAAGAGGCGTATGAGGAGCAGTTTGCACTTGCGGCTGGAGAAGACAGGACGAAAACGTCTGCACGGTTTGTACCCCGTGCCACTAGGACGTACTAATGTCTAACAGGTTTGCTTCAACCAAAAGAGCTATTGCTGAATGTGATATTTGCGGATTTCAGTATAAGCTACGTGAGTTAAAGAACTTAATACGTAAGGGACAAGATACAAACTTAAAAGCGTGCCCTACCTGCTGGAATCCTGACCACCCACAACTGAAGTTAGGTGAGTTTCCGGTAGACGACCCACAAGCTATACGTGATCCACGTATAGACAGGAGCTTAGGTGAAGCGGGGGAAAACAGTAGCAGGCAGATACAGTGGGGCTGGAATCCTGTAGGCGCAGGTACTGACCCTTTTGGCTTAACTCCTAATGACTTAGTAGCAACTGGTCAAGTAGGAACAGTAACAGTAACAACAACTTAGAGGCGTTTATGAAGACACCGAAGTTTACTAAAGATAAGGGCGTGCAGCCTGTGAAGAATGCACCTAAGCCTGATATGTCTGGTGTTAAGACCACTGGGATCAAAGTTCGTGGTGTTGGAGCTGCAACGAAAGGCACTATGGCCCGTGGCCCTATGGCGTAAGACATGAACTACACCGAGCTAAAAACAAACATAGAAGACATCTGCGAATTAAGTTTCACGGATGACCAGCTTGCTATGTTTACGCAACAGGCAGAGCAGAGAATATACAATGCTGTTCAGATCCCTGCATTGCGTAAAAACGTAACAGGTACCATTTCTTCTAGTAACGAGTATTTGGCGGTACCTACTGACTTCTTGTATGTGTATAGCTTGGCGGTGGTGGATGGTAGCGGTAACTACACCTATCTATTGAGTAAAGATGTTAACTTTATACGTGAAGCGTACCCCACAAGGACGGCGACGGGGGTTCCAAAACACTACGCTATATTCAATGAAGGCTCGTTCATATTAGGCCCAACACCTAATACTGGGTACACAGCAGAACTGCATTACGGGTACTACCCTGAGTCTATCGTTACCGCAGGCACCACCTATCTTGGCGATGAGTTTGACTCGGCGTTATTAAACGGTGCCTTGGTTGAGGCCATACGGTTTATGAAAGGCGAGCCTGACATGGTTGCGTTGTACGAGAAGATGTACATATCCGCTATGGCACTTCTCAAAGTATTGGGTGACGGCAAGCTACGTAGTGACACATATCGTTCTGGTCAACCTACACTGCCGGTGGCGTAACTAAATGTTTGAACCATCCACATTAGAAATAGGTAATGTTCTTGTCACTGCTACGCAGAACAGAGGGCACGATCCAGAGTTTTGGGCGCAGTCTGCGGCAGATAGAATTGTTAGTGTTGGGAGCAACTGCCATCCTGCGATAGCGCAACAAGCAGAAGCGTTCAAAGAGTCGGTTAGAGCTACGGCCCTGCATTACATGAAAGAAGCGATTAAGAGCGATAGAACTACTTTAATCGCTGAACTAGAACGTCAAGGCCATAAGGACATGGCAGACATAATTAGGAGTCTATAATGGCTATTTCAACGGCAATGTGTACGTCTTTCAAGAAAGAGCTTATGGAGGCTGTACATAATTTTAAGAACTCTGGTGGTAGTACGTTTAACCTAGCGTTGTACACTAGCTCTGCGACTCTGGGCGCGGCTACAACCGCGTATACGGCAACCAACGAAGTGTCCGGTACTGGCTATACGGCTAAAGGCGCTGCGCTAACTCGTGTTGACCCAACAACATCGGGAACTACTGCGTTTACGGACTTCGATGACTTAACGTTTAGCTCTAGCACGATTACTGCTAACGGCGCGTTGATATTTAATGAGTCTGCGGCAGGAGATCCGTCAGTATGTTCATTAGCGTTTGGTGGCGATAAGACCTCAACTGCTGGAGACTTTACGATTCAGTTTCCCACAGCAGATGCGTCTAACGCGATCATTCGTATCGCGTAGCGAGTAGTATGTGGCAGATCTTAACGGGTGGGGCAGAGGTGCTTGGGGTGATGGCCCGTGGGGCGAGGCTAACCCTGTCGTCGTTACTGGTGTTGAAGGCACTGGTGCGGTCACGACTGTCACGGTCAGCGCAGACGCAAATGTCACTGTCACAGGTGTTTCTGCAACAGGGTCAATCGGCTCCGTTACGATCATCGAAGGAACGGGCGTTACCGTTTCTGTCACGGGTGTTGAAGGTACTGGATCTGCGGGAACTGTTACTGTATCCGCTGATGCGAATGTTAGTGTTACTGGCGTTTCTGGTACTGGAGCGGTTGGTACGGTTACGGTCAGTGCTGATGCGAATGTTAGTGTTACTGGCGTTGCGGGTACGGGCGCTGTTGGAACGGTTACGGTTACTGGCGATGCGAATGTCTCCGTTACAGGTGTTGAGGCAACAGGTGCAGTCGGAACAGTTACGGTTATTGGTACCGCAGTCGTTTCTCCAACAGGCGTATCCGGCACTGGTCAAGTTGGTACAGTCACTATCGGCTTGGGCCAAACGATTGTTCCAACAGGTGTCGAAGGCATTGGGGCGGTCGGGAATGTAGTAGCTGCTGCTGACGCTATTGTTAGTGTTATAGGTGTTTCAGCAACTGGAGTAATAGGGTATTTTAATGTTTGGGGTCTCATAGATGATTCACAAACGCCAAATTGGACTAATATAAACGACAGTCAGACCCCCGGATGGGCTGCTGTTACTGACAGTCAAACCCCTGATTGGGAAGAGGTAGCTTAAATGGCAACTTTTGTTAACGACCTTAGATTAAAAGAAATTGCCACAGGCGACGAAAGTGGAACTTGGGGCACCAGTACGAATACCAACCTTGAGCTAATTGGTGAAGCTATGGGTTTGGGTGCAGAAACAATCCCAAATGCAAGCACTCACACCATTACGATGGCTGATGGTACTTCTGATGAGTTTCGCTCTCTTTTCTTACGTTTAACGGGTGGCGGTACAGCCTGTACGGTTACTCTCGCTCCTAACACGTTATCGCATACTTGGATTATGCGGAACGAAACTTCCGCCGCTTTGACTCTTACGCAAGGCTCTGGCGCTAATGTAACCATAGCCGCAGGGCAAACTAAGATCGTAGCCACCGACGGTGGAGGTTCCGGTGCGATTGTCTATGAGATGGATGATCTTGAGCTTGCGGGTAATTTGACTGCTGGTGGTGGAACAATTGTCTCTACAGGCTCAAATGCTTTTTCATCTAAAGCGGTAGGCGGTTATGCAATTCAGGCATACCAAGATGCCACTTCTTCTGATCATACAGCACTTGATTTACGCTCTGACGCAACTGCTAGCACTCGTTATTTAATTCGTGGTTATAACGATGCGGCTGGAACGCCAACAGAGGTTTTTTCTGTAGGTGCTGATGGTAGTGCGTTTCTAAACAGTAACTTGGGTATTGGCACTAGCAGTGCAGAAACAAATCTTCATATTGAAGATTCATCTTCGTTTTCCATTATTCGTTTGGTAGCAAGCACTACTGAAGTCGCTGGTATAGACTTTGGCGACCCTGATGACAGGGACATTGGTCGTGTTCGTTATAACAATAGCGACAACTCTATGGTGTTTCATACGAATGCTGCAGAAGCCATGCGCATCGACTCAAGCGGGAATGTTGGTATTGGCACGAGTAATGCAACGCCTTCAAATGGAGAAGGAATGTGTTTAGGTTCTGGTTCAACAATTACTAGACTAGACATAAGAAACTCAACAACAGGTGATGCTACTGGTGACGGAACATCTTTACAGCTAAACGGCAACAACTTTACTATTGAAAACAGAGAAGCTGGTTATGTAGCTTTTGCGACCTCACTCACAGAACGCATGCGCATCGACTCCAGTGGTCTCGTTGGTCTTGGAACCACGAATCCTCAAAGTGTTGCCTCTGGCTATGGCGCATTAACAGTAGGCGGAACTACTGGAGGCGGTATTAATTTTAACTCCACTGGCTCTGCGTTTGGGCAAATATACGGCAACAATACAAATGTTGTTATGAGTGCTTTTAGCAGCCGATTTATTGCATTTAATACCAACAGTTTAGAACGCATGCGCATCGACTCAAGCGGAAATGTCGGTATTGGAGAAAGCAATCCTACAGAAAAATTATCTTTAGCAAAAGGTATCTCATATAATGCTGATAGTGCTTTATTCATAACAATAGGCGTAAACGACAGCGCCGTTAATAACAACGCTCCCTACCGCTGGCGTACTGGAATTACAGGAAATGCTACTGGACATAGTTACACGTTTTCAACTATTGGTCGTACAGAAA